AGACGAGCAGAAGTTCGACACTATAGACCTAAGTGTAAGACAGCAAGGCAGACAAAACAGAGTTATTCTAATACTAAACCCTACAACCAAAGAACACTTTATATACAGACGTTTCTACGAAGACAGAGGGGTACAAGAGGGCAGTAATATAACCAAAGGCAATACAACCTACATCCACACCACTTACAAAGATAACATAGAACACCTCTCTAAAAGCTACATTGAGCAGATAGAACAAATGAAGCTGAGACGTCCTGAGAAATACAAGCAACAAATGCTAGGGTCTTGGATGTCAAAGGCAGAAGGGGTTATATTCAATAACTGGACAATAGGAGAGTTTAAAAGATACAGCGTAAGCGTTTGGGGTCAAGACTACGGCTTTGCAGCAGATCCTTCTACTTTAGTAGAGTGTAACATAAACACCTCAACAAAGACTATTTATTTAAAAGAGTGCTTTTATCTGCCTAGACTTACAACCTCACAAATAGCAGAGCTTAACACTAAGTACGCAAAGGACGGCCTTATAATAGGGGACAGCGCAGAGCCTAGACTACTTAGCGAAATAAAAGCTAAAGGATGCAACGTAAAGCCCAGTATAAAAGGTCAAGGCAGTGTTACTTATGGTATAAGCCTCTTACAAGACTATGACTTAGTTGTAGACCCAAACAGCACAAACCTAATCAAAGAACTCAATAACTATAGGTGGCTAGAGCGAAAGTCAAACACTCCAGTCGATAAGTACAACCATCTACTAGATGCTATTAGATACGCTGTAGGCTACCAATTACAAAACCCAAACAGAGGGAAGTATATTGTTCACTAAATGAAAATAGATTTAATAAAAGGAGAATGTTTAGAGGTAATGAAGTCAATAGCAGACGCCTCAATAGACGCTATAATAACAGACCCCCCCTATGGTACTACTGACTGCAAATGGGATAGTGTAATACCTTTTGAGCCTATGTGGCAGCAATTAAACAGAATAATAAAACCAAAAGGTGCAATAGTTCTTTTTGGAAGTGAGCCGTTTAGTAG